GAAAAAGAACCTGATGCTATTATCTTGTCTACTTACGGTTTGTATAGCACTGGTGTCAACATACGTAATCTCCACAACATCGTCTTTGCATCACCATCTAAGTCCCGAATTCGTAACCTTCAGTCGATAGGTCGAGGTCTACGACTAGGTGATAACAAAGACAAAGCAACTCTCTTAGATATATCAGACGATTTTAGAACTGGCAAACACACAAATTACACACTTAAACATTTTATTGAACGTGTAAAGATATATGATGAAGAAAAATTCAATTACAAATTTTACAACATAGAAATGAAAACCTAATGGAAGAAATACAAGTAAAAATTATACGATTGAATACGGGCGAAGATATTATGGGTTCAGTATTAATGGACGATAAACACCGTTACGTTAGTATAGAGAATCCTATGAGAGTCATTCTTAAACGACAGGCGGATAAAAATCAAACAATGTTATTGATGGCGCCATGGTTGCCAGTAGAATTATTGATTGACAATTTTGCCACTATCGATTATCGAAACATTGTAACTGTCGTGGATCCTAAACCTTCTTTTTCAGAATACTACACCAATACAGTTGTTCAATTTAATGAAAAATTAAATGCTCAAGAAATGGAAGAAATTGATGAAGAAGCCTATGAGTATTACGATGAAGAAGATGACATAGAACAAGCTGTAACTGAATCAAAGAAAGCGAACATACATTGATTTTAGAATATACACCAGAAAATTTGAATCTTGTTTCAGGTATCATATTAAAACATCTGACGCCAGATTTGCTTCCTAAAAAATGGATAGATATTAACAAGACCAATCCAATGTTTGGTCATTGTCACACTTCTTCTGCTTGCCTGCAAAAAGTGTTTGGTACAAAGAATATCAAACTGTATAGGGCATTAGACCAATGGGATGTTTGGCATTGGTGGTGTGTAGATAAATACGGTAAGTTAATTGATTTAACTGTAGACCAGTACTTGTCTTTGAATAGAGAACCGCCTCATGCACAAGGTACGAAGGCCTCGATGTTGGGATTTGAGTATCGTAAAAGGGTACTAAGATTATTGGAACTGGTTACCAATGAATTATCATCAAACGGAACACCGCTAATGTAACATTTGTCAAGCGTGTTGTCAAGCGTTTTATCCTAAGTTCGCCTAAGATGATGATTAGGCAAAGATAAAAATAATGCTTGACATTGAATCTTAAAACCTATAGAATGAGTATATTATGACAAAGAAAACAAACCATTACATCAACAACGCAGACTTCCTTAAAGCTCTTATTGAGTATAAAGAATCGTGCGATACTGCCGCAGCTGCAGGCAAAGAAGACCCACGTATACCAAATTATATCGGTGAGTGTTTCTTAAAAATTGCAGACCACCTATCCAGGAAACCTAATTTTGTTTCATACTCTTTCCGAGATGAAATGATTTCAGACGGCATTGAAAACTGCCTGATGTACTTCCGCAACTTTGACCCAACAAAGTCAAAGAATCCTTTTGCCTACTTTACACAAATTATTTACTATGCTTTCCTTCGCCGTATTATGAAGGAGAAAAAACAGTTGTATGTAAAATATAAAGCTACTGAGATGTTCGGCATTTTTGGTGATGGTGAAATGTTTGAAGACGCTGAAGGCAATATGAAACAGTTTGTGCTTTACGATAACATCTCCGAGTTTATTCATACGTTTGAAGAAAACAAAGAGAAGAAAAAGAAAAGCAAAGAAATTAAAACGATAGACGATATAGTAGAAGACTTTGGTCCAGAAGAAGAATGAAATTAATTGTTTTAGGTGATACACACTTTGGTGCTAGAGGAGACTCTCTAGATTTTCACAAGTACTTTCAACGTTTCTACGAGGAAGTATTTTTCCCATATCTGAAAGAAAACAATATTGATACCATTTTTCAAATGGGTGATTTGTTTGACCGCAGAAAGTTTATCAACTTTAATTCACTTTACTTGTCACGTAAATATTTCTTCGATGTATGTAAAGAGAACAACATAACAGTACACACACTTATTGGCAACCATGATGTTGCTTTTAAAAACACACTTGAAGTTAATTCACCAACACTTGTTGTTAGTGATTATTCCAATATCAATATCTACCAAGATTTTGCTACAGTAGATTTCGATGGCCTTGCTATCGATGTAGTGCCTTGGATTTGTGATGATAATGAGGTAGACATATTCTCAAAAATGAAAACAAGTGGTTCTGATATTTGTTTTGGGCATTTTGAGATTGCTGGTTTCGAAATGGATAAAGGCAATGTTTGCGACATAGGTATTGACAAAAACGATTTAAGAAAGTATGATGTAGTGTTATCAGGACACTTTCATCATAAGTCATCTGACGGGAATATTACCTATGTGGGTACACCTTATGAAATGACTTGGGCTGACTATATGGATCCAAAAGGATTCCATGTGTTTGATACCGAAACAAGAGAGATGGAGTTTGTACAGAATCCATTTACTATGTTTAATAAAGTCATCTATGATGATGGCGAAACTGACTTTGAATTTTGGAAGAAATTTGATTTTGAAAAATACAAAGACACCTATGTAAAAATAGTTGTGTTGAATAAACAAAATGCCTATTTGTTTGACCATGTGATTGATGGTTTTTATAAAGCAGGTGTAGGCGATTTGTCTATCGTTGAAGACTTTACAGATAATACAATTGTAGATGATGAGATTGTAGACCAAGCAGAAGATACTATGACCATCTTGTCCAAGTACATTGATGCGTTACAATTAGATGTTGAACCTGATAAATTGAAAAATATTATGAGAGAACTCTACGTAGAGGCCTTAAACACGGAAGTTGCTGATTAATGATAATGTTTCGAAAAGTCCGTTGGAAGAATTTGCTTTCAACGGGTAATTACTTTACAGAAATGGATTTGTCTGGTAACAGTAATACCCTCATTGTTGGGGGTAATGGTTCTGGCAAGTCAACAATGCTTGACGCATTGTGTTTTGGTTTGTTCGGCAAACCTTTCCGTGATATTAACAAACCACAGTTGTTGAATTCTATTAATGGAAAAGACTGTCTGGTTGAAGTCGAGTTTGATGCTGGTAATAAATCATATAAGATTATTCGTGGTATTAAACCAAACAAATTTGAAATCTATTGCAATGGCGAACTTGTTAATCAAGAAGCCGCAAGTAGAGACTACCAAGAACACCTTGAAAAGTTTATTCTGAAATTAAACTATAAGTCGTTTACTCAGATTGTTGTTCTTGGCTCCGCTTCGTTTACTCCATTCATGCAACTAAAGTCTGGAGACCGTAGAGAAATTATTGAAGACTTGCTTGACATTCAAATCTTTTCTACAATGAATGGTCTTGTTAAAGAACGATTATCTAATAACAAAGACCTTATTGCTCAGAAGAAACATGAGATTGAACTAGCAACACAAAAAGTTGAGTTGTTGAAAAAACATATCGTTCAGTTAAAACAAAACAACGATGAAAAGGTAAAACAACATGAAAGTGAGATTGAAAGTAATCAGAGTGTGGTACAAACCCTACATGAAGAACTTAGTGGACTTGCACAAGATGTTTCGAACCTCACCGAACAAGTCTCTGGTAAGATTGAAGTTGAGGATAAGGTCAAGAAACTTGGTAAACTTGAATCGCAGATTGAAAGCAACTTATCCAAATTTTCAAAAGATATACGTTTCTTTGAGTCAAATGATAGTTGTCCAACATGTAGGCAAGCCATTGCCTTGGGGTTTAAGGAAACGGAGCTTGCCAGTCTCGCTGGCAAGGTCCAAAAATGTGAACATGGACTCAGCGAGCTTGAACAAAAATTAAATACCGAACAACAAAAATTAAATGTCATTTCGGAATTTCAGAAACAAATTCAAGCAAAGCAAGTCCAGATTGCCACTAAAAATACCACAATCACAGAGACTAACAAGTATATTGCTAAACTTAGAAAACAGATTGAATTGTTGAGTGACTCTGCAACTGTTACCGACAAAGAAGAAACTGAATTAACTATCATAACTCAGCAATTAAGTGACTTAGGCACCAATTTAAGAACGCTTATAGATGAGAAGACTTACTATGAAGCTGCTTCTAATCTGTTGAAAGATACCGGTATCAAGACTAAGATTGTTAAACAGTACTTGCCTGTTATCAATAAGTTGGTAAACAAATACTTGGCATCATTAGATTTCTTTGTGAACTTTAACCTTGATGAGGCATTTAAAGAAACAATTAAGTCCAGACACCGAGATGAGTTTACATACAATAACTTTTCTGAAGGTGAGAAGCAACGTATTGATATGGCATTGATGTTGACTTGGCGTGCTGTTGCTAAGTTGAAGAATTCATCTAATACTAATCTGTTGATTTTAGATGAAACGTTTGATAGTAGTTTGGACGCCAACGGTACTGAGTACTTGATGAACATCCTACATATGTTAGAAGGTGTAAATTTATTTGTTATCTCCCATAAAGGTGATGTGTTACAGGATAAGTTTGCTAACGTTGTTCGTTTTGAAAAGGTTAAAAACTTCTCTAAGGTGATAAAATGAAATTTATAAGTGAGTACATGAATACTGAAATGACTAAGACCGCAAAGGTCTATCATCGTGGCGAAAAAGATATTATGGTGATTGTAAAGAGTGATACAGGCAGCCATTACAATGTGAGTTTTGAAAATATACAATCCGCAGAAGATTATGCGGAAGATTGGGTGCTAAACAATGAGTGAATTTTTAACTATTAATACCGAAGACAATATTATCCGAGAAAGGCGAGTTGACCCTCTGCCTCTTTATGACGATAATCATTTTATGTTGAAACAGGTGATGCCTGAGTTTTCTGGTCCATTACCTAACCCATTAATGGCAAACTTGGTCGAAAGACTTAAAGTTACAATGAAATTGTACGGGGGCCTCGGTCTTGCGGCTAATCAATGTGGTGTCCAAGAACGTGTGTTTATAATTGGTACCGACCAGTTTCAAATTGCCTGTATCAATCCAAAGATTGTTGCCAGCTCTCTTGCTTCGGCAAAAGAGAATGAAGGTTGCCTCACTTTCCCTGGTTTATATTGTAAAATAGAAAGACCAGATTGGGTAGAGGTTGAATTCACTACACCTGATGGCGAATTAAAACAGATGAAACTAGATGGCGCTACTGCTCGTTGTTTTCAACATGAGTTAGACCATCTAAACGGAATTAGGTTTGTTGATAAGATTGGTCCTGTTGCATTACAGATGGCCAAAAAGAAACAACAAAAGTTAATTAAGACGATTACTCGAATGAAAAAATAATATGGCATATAGTTTTGATAAGAACGATGATGTAGAAACGCAATGGGCAAAGTGGCAAAAAGCTACTCCTATTGAAGAATTGTCTTTTACGGAAGATGAATTACGTGAGCGAGTGATTAAAGAACTCACTTACGTATCAAAGATGGATGTTAAAGAATATACTTTGTTCCAAAAATGGTGTGAGGTACAAGACAGGTATCCAACGCTTCTTGTCCAAGATTTGTGGGAAGGCGAACAAAGAGTCCTTCAAGATGAGGGCCAACGCCGTGCTATTGCCGAAGTCAAGGCTAATTTTTGGATTCCAAAAGATGCAGATGACTATCTGAATCTTGAGCCAGAACTTCTATACACCTCAAAGCAAGAAGACTTGCCTGAATTGTGGAATTGTATTCGTACATTTTCTTCTACAATGAAGAATAACTCCAACATTGGTCGTAATCTAAATTTTGTTGTGCGTGATAAGAACAGTAAATCATATCTTGGTGTTATCTGTATTTCATCCGACTTCCTTGACTTGACACCTCGTGACAACTATATTGGTTGGGACCGTGTTAAGAAGACACAAGGTGGAATGATTAATCATACTGCAATCGGCTCCACAATTGTTCCATTGCAACCACTTGGTTTCAATTATGTTGGTGGTAAACTTCTTGCCTTGCTATGTCTATCTGATGTAGTACAGAACAAATGGAAAGAATTGTATAAAAATGAACTTGTAGGCGTTACAACTACTTCTTTGTATGGTAAAACAAAAGCAGGCGGCCTATCTCAGTATGATAACTTAGATTTTTGGCAACCAATGGGTTTTACCTCAGGTTCAGTTTCATTTGAACCATTGGCAGAAACTCGTTATATGATTCGCCAATGGTTGATGAAGAATCACACACGTAAATATTTTGAATGGTACATTGCAAAGAAGAAGTCTGGTCAGCCACATAAGCGTGACCACAAAAATCGTTCATTGTCTTTTGCATATTCTAAGATGACTGTGCCAAAAGAATTGATTCGTTCAGAACATGCTCGAGGTATTTACTTTAGTCCTTTATATGATAAGACTTGTGAATTTCTCCGTGGTGATGACGATGGTAAAAACATGACTAAGTTGTTTGATAACTCGGTAGAAAACATTGTGAATGTATGGAAAACCAAACATGCAAAGCCACGTATCAAACAATTGGTTAAAAAAGGTCGTGTATCACAAGAGTCCTTATTTTATGACGACCTTTGCTTCTTATCTTGGGAACAGGCAAAAGAAAAGTATTTGCCTCAAGTAGGTCGATGATTGCCTCAATAAGTGGATTTTTTGTGTATAATCCACCTATATAAAGTATATGCGGTTGTTTTAGAACAGTTTGGGTGTCCAACTTGAACGGTAGGTGCGAATCCTACGAACCGCTCCACATTCCAAGAGTGTTGCTTAAAAACAACACTCTTTTTCTTTGCCTATCAAGAGCTTACAAAGGCCTTGACAATTCGGCCTATTCATGTATAATAGCACCATAAATTGACAAAGGCACTTATACTATGACGTTTACGGTAGAACAAAAATCCCAACTTGCCAAATTGATGGCAACCGAGAATCTACGTGTAGAACACCAAAAAATCAGTACTGCTAAATTCGACCCAAAAAATCGTGTCCTATATTTGCCAATCTGGCAAAATATGTCAGGCACTTTATATGACCTGCTTTGCGGTCACGAAGTTGGCCATGCTCTCTATACTCCTGCTGAAGGTTGGCATGATGTTGCATCCGACAAATCTAAGCCAAAAGCATACAAACACTTTTTGAATGTTGTTGAAGATGCTAGAATTGAGAAAAAAGTTAAACGCCGTTATCCTGGCCTAAAAACTTCTTTTCAAAATGCTTACGCCGAGTTAACTGCTCGTGACTTTTTCGGTATTAAAAATCGTGATGTAAATGCAATGCCGTTTATTGACCGATTGAACCTCTATACAAAATCTCAATATACTGCTCACTATATTAATTTCAGTACTCAAGAGCAAGTTATGGTTAAAAAGGTAGAAAACCTTGAAACGTGGGATGAAGTTCTTGCTTTAACTGCTGAGGTTTATGAATATTCCAAAGATGAGCAGTATGAAATGAACATGCGAGATTTTGAGGAATTCGAATCGGAGTACGGTGAAGGTAATGATGATGGTTTTGATGACTATGATTATGACTATGATTCGGAAGAATCCGATGGAAATGAAGGCGAAGAATCAAAAGATTCTGATAGCAAATCCAAAAGCGGTAAAGATGGCGATGAAGCTGATGGTGATGAACAAAATTCTGACACCGAAACCAAAGGCAATGCTAAAGGTGATGATGGTAAGGAATCTGGTGAAGATGAAGGCACAAAAATTCAACATCACAAAGATTCGCAGCCTGCCACAAAAGATATGTTTGTGCCACAATGCCGAACCGATGAAGAATTCCGTAGTAAAGAAGATTCATTGCTCGATGAAAAGTGCAAGCCTTATGTTTATGTGGATATTCCAAAACCAATCTTTGCTAACATCATTACTCCTGCTAAACGTGTTCAAGAGCAATTGACCGAATACTATCTAAAAGATAGAGAAGAAGGTTATCAACCTAGGGTTTCTGCTGAGAAATCCAAAAAGTGGGTTGCTGATTTTAAAAATCGTAATGAACGATATGTTGGTTTGTTGGCCAAAGAGTTTGAAATGCGTAAAGCTGCTAAGGCCTTCAGTAAGTCTAAACTGTCCGACACTGGTGATATTGATATTTCCAAGTTGGCCTCTTACAAGTTTGATGACAACATTTTCCGCAAGGTTATGATGACACCAAAAGGTAAGAATCACGGTTTGATTTTGTTGCTTGACAAATCAGGTTCTATGTCTAATAACATGCCTGGTTCTATTGAACAGATTTTGATCCTAGCAATGTTCTGCCGTAAAGTGAATATTCCATTTATCGTTTACGGTTTTGGTGATTCGCTTGAAGCTAATGCTTCTGACCGTGGTGTTGATTACTATAATCAAAAAGCACCAGTTTGTTTTGAAGGTAATCCTGGTCAACTAGCATTAGAAGAAGTTTTCTTGCGTGAATATATTAACAGTAAGATGAGCAATTCAGAATTTTCTGCCGCTGTGCGTAATATGATTATTCTGAAAAAAGGTTTTGAAAATGGCCGTTGGGGTTATCGTAGTATGGGTAGACCTCAATGTGAACATTTGAGTAATACTCCTTTGACACAAGCTGTATTTGCTTGTGGCCACATTATGAAAGCCTTCCGTCAAAAGTATAATTTAGATATGTCTAGTTTGGTTGTTGTGCATGATGGTGATTCTGATTGGTGTCATTATATGTGGCAGCTGCAAGAATACCATGAAAGATTGGGCGGCCCAATTGTTATGAAAAATCGGCGAGTTGCTTTTGATTCAAAACGAAGTAATGTAATTGTACGTGATCATGCTATCAAATTCGAAAAACGTTTGCAAGATGATTCTCGGGATGCTATGTTGATTGCCTCGCTTGAATGGTTCCGCAAAATGACCAACTCAAATGTATTTGGTTTCTTTTTGACAGCAACAAGCAAATCATATATTAATTCTGACATGTACAATCGTTATGTGTTTGAAGTTGGTACAGACTTTGAACAAATGAATATGCAAAGCCAAAAGCCTGGTGGCAACCGTGCGGCTTATGAAATGAAACGGGAAGAAACTT